GACATTCAAACTCAGTGGATCGAAATGTGTCGCAGCGAAATCTTGATGACCATGCTGCCAGAACTTTTAGCAAAATTCGTAAAAGAAATTAAGGGCTGCACAGCACGCGAGTTGCCTAGTCTGATGAAACTTTATTTGCAGACTGTGCGTATGCTCAAAGAAGATAGTGAGGAGCATAAACATCTTCACATGGGGAACATGACTGACGCACAGTTATTGATGGAACTTGAGAAGAGCAACGAGTTGATGAGTGAAATGAGAGAGAATGGATCACGTAAACAGGGCGAGGGAACTGCAGCGCCACCAGATGCTGCGACAGGAGATGGAGAAACGGAAACGCTCTAGGGCGCTTGAATATTTCGTACCCCACCCTAAGCAAAAATTATTTCACGACTCGGATGCAAGGCAGCGCCTCGTCATCGGTGGTAACCGCTGTATTGGCGGAGAGACATTGATCTACGATCCAGTCTTAGGGGTTGAGCGCAGAGTTGATGAGATTGAGAGTAACCACCATGTTCTAGCACTAAGTGGGGGAGAAGTAATAGTAAGCCCAGCCGAGACGCCGTTCACTAAAGGCGTTGACGATATTTATAGAATCATTCTGGATGATGGCTCTCATTTTTCTGCCGCGACCAGTCATCTCGTGTTAACCCCTTGCGGCTACGTCCCAATTTCTCAACTGCTGCGAGGAGTCGGGCTTTTCCTTCAGGAGTCCACTTCGGACACTTCCCCGCTAATTCGTGACGCAGATGATCAGCGTTCGAGGAGAACAGTTCAAGATTCTCTATATGGTTGTCATCTTTTTTGCCATTCATGTGGTGAACAACTTCGCTCGATTCTAGGTAACGGCCAAGATGTTGTTCCATTACCAGACGATGCTCAAGCACATATTTTTTGCGCGGCCTGCGAGCGTGAGGGTGGCCTGGACAGTACACGAGAATGTAGCCAGACTTGTCAGTTAGTCGGCCTCCCTTCCATTCAGGGTGACCAGCACCGGCCCGAGGCCCAGTCCGCTGACACTTTATCTGATGTTTCTTGCAAACCTTGTAGATCAGCTTCGGGTCTACCCCCAACTGCTCCCCGATCCAAGTTTGAGTTTTCCCACCAGCAATCCATTCACGGATCAGACTCACAGGATACTTATTTGGCTTACCTTGTGGACACATCTATTACCTCCTTACGTAAAGTGGTAATAGTACAGTGGCTTAGAAAGGACGTCAAGTGGGATTTTACAGTACCAGTCCACCATAATTATTTCGCTGGAGGCGTATTTCACCACAACTCAGGGAAATCTGAGTGCGGCATCGCAGAGGATCTTGCCCACGCTTTAGGCTACAGGCCGTGGAACGGCACTAAGGTCGAAGTGACGCTACCAAGTAAGGGGATCATCTACGCACCCGACTTTGAGAATAATCACAAGAGGACGACCATTAAAAAAATTGAGATGCTGTGTCCACCTGAAAAGATCATCAAGCGCGTTAAAGGCCAGCAGGGCATTATTCGCTGTTATCACATAGATTGCGGCTTTGGCATATCAGAAATCCACCTGGGCACTTACAAGGGCTTTAAACAAGATCCTCAGAGCGCTGAGAGTGCGGACTGGGACTGGATACACTGGGATGAGCCGCCACCACAAGAATTGCACTCAGCTGCAGCCCGTGGATTGATCGACAGGGATGGCCGAGAATGGTTCACTTTGACGCCACTCAGAGAGCCTTGGATCAGGGAGAAGATCAAGGATCAAGAGGGATTGCCAGGGAAATCAATATTCGTAGTCGAAATGGATATGGATGATAACCCTCATCTCACTGAAAAAGCCAAAAAAATCTACCTCGATCAATTGTCTCCGGATGAGAAAGAGGCGCGGAAGAGTGGTAAATGGCTGGACTTAGCGGGAGTTATCTACAAAACGTGGAATCGTAAAGTGCATGTGGTCAAAAAATCCATCATCAAACCAGAGTGGCCGCGCGGCATGATCTGCGATCCGGCGCTCAGAAGGCCATTTGCACTGGCTTGGTTCGCTCAAACCCCTGCAGGTCATAAGATTTTCTACGACGAGTGGCCTAATACCATGTTTCACGAGATTAAAAGCTATAAAAACATCGTCAAAGAATACGTGCAATTGATCCTAAAAAAGGAGAAGCTGCATAATATGGCCGAAAAAGAGCTATTGGAGTGGCGGATTCTAGACCCGAATTTTGGGAGAACCCCCAATCCTTCAAGTGGCGAGACTTTGGAGGACGAATTCGAGAACGAGGGTATGTACTTCGACACCCGAGTCGAGGATTCGCTGGATCTCGGCCACGAAGCTGTGACAAAATGCCTCGAATACGACGTTGATGAGCCGATTTCGGTGACAAATACGCCTCAAATCTTCGTCACAGAGAACTGTCATAACATCATTTTTGGCATGGAAAACTACCAATGGGACGAATGGAAGGGCTATTCTGACTCGAAATCTTGGAAAGAAAAGCCGAAAGATAAATTCAAGGATTTTCCCGATTTGGTGCGCTATGCTGTCATGTACGATACTTTTACTGGCGAGATCGAAGTAGATAATGATATACTGCCAGAAGATATGGGCAATAGCGGCTATGGGTTTTGAGCGCAAGGCGATCACGAGGATTCATCGTGACATGCCGTCGAACAAACTTTTAGCACCTAGAGAAGAATCAGCATTGACGCGTCTCAAAATTCGGCGCGCTATTGAGAAGAGGGCAGAAAATGGCGGGCAACCCGATTTCACAAGAGGAACTTGACTCGATTCAACTGACTGCAGACGACCTATTGGTCGCAGAGCTGGTTCAGAATGTCCGCGACGACATTGCATCACGTCAAGCTTGGGAAGATCGCATGAACATGTTCCACCGCAAGCGGATGGGCATACGAAAACCAAAAACATTTCCGTGGAACAACGCATCGAACCTGAACATTCCGATGGCCGATAAAACAATCCGCCGACTGAAACCAGGATTCGTCAACTTAGCATTTCGCGCAAGTCCAATTGTTTCCTATGACCCTGTAGGCACTGAAGATTTTGAAGAGAGTCAGGATCAAGAAAAATATTTTGATTGGACTATGAAAACTCATGTCGATGATTTCTTTCGATCACTAGTTCGCGGCGTCGACTGGATGTTGGAGAGTGGATTCTTTTTCTGGAAGACATCGTGGGACTACAGGACGCAGCCGATGTTCGAGAAAATTCGGAGAAGCGAATTTACAGAGACTGAGATTCAAGCGTTACAAGATCCCAATGGCGACATCGATGAGAAGCTTGGTCACATTGCAGGTAGAGTCGGAGTCGAGATCGATGAAGATGATTTACTTGAAGACATTTTAAATTTCCTTGCAAACACTGACGATGATGATTTTGAGTACCAGAACGATGAACATGTGATAGCCGACAAGCCAGTGGTCACCGCTGTAAAAGCTTCAAGCATTTTTGCACCGCCTGACACGACATCAATCGAGACTGCACGTCGGTTAACACACCAATTATTTCTTACAAAAAATGATCTGGCGATCATGGAGGCCGACGGTATCTACAGTGATACGAAGCATGCCATGCCCGTTAAGCGCAAAGAACTCAATGAGACATCTCACAACTCGAAAGAGGAGCGTGAGGGCGTTCACGATATTGGTAACGACGAGGAGTTGGTGGAAGTCTGGGAGATTTATTCTTGGCAGAACATCCACGGCGAAGGCAAACCTGCTGTGAAAACGGTGATGACAGTCGATCCAAATTCATTGACAAAATTTCGTTATCAGGAATTGCCATTTGAGCATGGCGAATGGCCACTCGTTCAGATGATGTTTGAAATCACTGATGACAGACTACTCTCACCACGCGGCATCATGGAAATGCTTGATGACATCTGCACAGAAATCAATGCGCAGCACAATGGCAAGATCGATAGGATGACGATTGCAAATGCTCCTATGATTATTTTGCGCAGTGGTTCTTCAGTCAGTGGTAAAAATATTCGATACGTCCCTGGCCAGAGCATTCGTGCTCGGAGGCCGAAAGAGGATGTTGTGCCATTTCAATTCCCAATCATCGACGCATCGTTTGACAACGAGGAGAGTCGTTTAAAAACATGGGGAGACGAGTACATTGGCGACCCCGCTTTAGGTTTTGGTTCGCCGCTCGCCCAGTCAGGGGATAAGACTGCGACTGAAGTTAATGCAATTGAACAAAATTCCCAGCTTGTGTTTTCA